CATGCGTTGGGTTCACAAGCAAACCTCAGGCCCACTGCTTTGCGCAAAAGCAGAATGAGCCTATCAGAGACAGGCTTAATGATCCATGCTTAATACTGTAAAAATATCCAGTTGTGAGTTAATCAACGCCGACTGCCTGGAATTTATGCGGTCGTTACCCGAAAATTCTGTTGACCTGATAGTCACGGACCCGCCGTACTTCAAAGTGAAACCCGAGGGCTGGGATAACCAGTGGGCGGGTGATGAAGATTACCTGAAGTGGCTGGACCAGTGTCTTGCGCAGTTCTGGCGGGTGCTGAAACCTGCCGGAAGTCTTTACCTGTTCTGTGGCCATCGTCTGGCATCTGACACCGAAATCATGATGCGTGAGCGGTTTAACGTGCTGAACCATATCATCTGGGCAAAGCCGTCCGGACGCTGGAACGGGTGCAACAAGGAAAGCCTGCGGGCGTATTTCCCCGCCACAGAGCGCATTCTGTTCGCAGAGCATTATCAGGGGCCGTATCGTCCGAAAGATGCCGGGTATGAGGCGAAGGGTAGGACACTGAAACAGCATGTGATGGCCCCGCTGATTGCTTACTTTCGTGATGCGCGCGCTGTCCTGGGGATAACGGCAAAACAGATTGCAGATGCCACAGGAAAGAAAAACATGGTGTCGCACTGGTTCAGTGCCGGTCAGTGGCAGCTGCCGAACGAAAGCGATTATCTGAAATTACAGGCACTGTTTGCCCGGGTGGCAGAAGAGAAGCATCAGCGGGGTGAACTGGAAAAGCCCCACCACCAGCTGGTGGATACGTATGCCTCTCTGAACCGACAGTATGCGGAGCTGCAGAGTGAATATAAGCATCTGCGGCGGTATTTCGGTGTGACGGTGCAGGTGCCGTACACCGATGTGTGGACGTATAAACCGGTGCAGTACTATCCAGGGAAACATCCGTGCGAAAAACCGGCAGAAATGTTGCAGCAGATAATCAGCGCAAGCAGTCGTCCGGGAGACCTGGTTGCAGATTTCTTCATGGGGTCGGGGTCGACAGTGAAAGCAGCGATGGCGCTGGGACGTCGTGCAACTGGCGTTGAACTGGAGACTGAACGTTTTGAGCAGACGGTGCGGGAAGTACAGGATTTAATCATTCGTAACGGATGAGATTGCGGAGTTAATCATGCGTCGTTATTATTCAGCAATCGGCCCTTTAGCTCAGCGGTGAGAGCGAGCGACTCATAATCGCCAGGTCGCTGGTTCAAATCCAGCAAGGGCCACCAACCGCCACTAGCTCATCAGGAAAGAACGTCACCCTGTGCGAGATTCGGAGTCCCCGGTGGCGGTCCATTATCGGTATTCTGCGTTGTTAGCTCAGCCGGACAGAGCAATTGCCTTCTAAGCAATCGGTCACTGGTTCGAATCCAGTACAACGCACCACACCACACTTATCTGCCCTGACTCTCTTTTGCGGGCTTTTTATTACAGGAAAGACACCGGACAGTGAAATGTTAAATGCCTCACAATTCAGGCAGTTGACTGTTGCCTGACATGCTGAGCGTTTGTTAAAAAAATCCTGCATGATGAATCCCCCTGAGCGGCGGGGCATAATGACAGATGTTTGGTTGCGTATTGTATAGGCAAGTTGCGGATTCTGTCTGGTCATTGCAGAATTCACCGGGAGGCACCCGGCATCATGCTGTATACAGAGATTAGGCATATATCCAGGCTTCTCATCGCAGGAGCCTTTTTACATGCAAAAAAAAGCCCGAGTGGGTTCGGGCAACAGCATGAGATACTTGCATTGTCATTTTTATCGTGTGGATTTTAACCAGGGTTTATAAGGCTGCGCAACTGCGCGGCCTTTTTCGTTTTGCGGGCTGCGGTTCTCCTCTTTTGATTCTCCTTGTGGCCGGACCGTGGCCCGCAACTGTTGAGGAAAATCCCGGAAAGGGGAGGAATAATGACATTTAAACATTATGATGTTGTCAGGGCGGCGTCGCCGTCAGACCTTGCGGAAAAGCTGACACACAAACTGAAAGAGGGCTGGCAACCGCTATTCTGAACGCAGCCGGGCGCACCTCAGCCTTCATCAGTGGTAAGGCACCGGAAATCAAACCCTCGCCCGGCGGCAACACGCCATCGGGTCCGTCTGCAGATACGTCCGTTCGCACAATCTCCCTGCTGCCGGCAGCCGGAGAGGCTGCTGCGCAGGGCTGGAGCATTAAGGATGGCGGAATTCAGTTGTCAGATGGTGTATTTAAGATCACCAGGCAGAGCAATAAAACCTGGTCCCTGACGCATCCGGTGGATGACGCAATTACCCTGCTGACACAGGGCGGCAGACTGAACTGTAAGTTCCGCCTGTCAGGCGCACTGACCAACAATCAGTTCGGGCTGGGGATTTATCTGTATACGGATGCTCCCGTTCCTGATGGTGTGGCGATGACGGGTACCGGTAATCCGTTCCTGATGTCGTACTTCACTCAGACCACTGACGGCAGAGTGAATCTGATGCATCACAGGAAAGCCGGAAACACGAAGCTGGGGGAGTTCGGCGATTACGGTAACGACTGGCAGACGCTGGAGCTGGTGTTCACCGCCGGCAGTGCCACGGTTACTCCGAAACTGAATGGAGTGGCTGGCCCGGCATTCCAGGTTATAAAAGACAGTCTGACACTGGGACTGAATGCGCTGACGCTGACGGATGTTACAAAAAATGCAGCGTATGGCGTTGAGATAGAAAGTCTGGTGCTGGAGATAATGCACGGCATCATCATAAAAGTGAGCCAGTCAATGGAAGTATCGTTAAACTCACCGGTAGTGTCAGTGGGTCGTCTGAGACGCCTGCATGAGTTATCAGAGCCATCAGTAGTTAACTGGTGGCTTTTTTATTGTTGTCAGCTTCCGGATAACGGGAGACGGGGTATGTACCAGATGGAAAAAATCACAACGGGTGTGTCATACACCACGTCAGCGGTGGGGACGGGATACTGGTTACTGCAGCTGCTGGACAAAGTCTCTCCGTCCCAGTGGGTGGCGATAGGCGTGCTGGGGAGTCTGCTGTTTGGGCTGCTGACATATCTGACGAACCTGTATTTCAAGATTAAAGAAGACCGGCGTAAGGCGGCGCGGGGAGAGTAAAGTGATGAAGAAAAAATACGAACTGGTTGTTAAAGGGATAAATAATTACCCGGATAAGATTACTGTTACTGTGGCACCGGAAATTGGTGGGTATCCGTCACTGTTGTTGCCAGATGTGGCGATTAGTCTTGACCGTACTGAAGGTGCCACGCTGGAGTTTTACGAAGCTGAGGCGAAAAAGCAGGCGAAGCAGTTTTTCATGGATGTTGCTGCCGGGTTATGTGAAGGGGATGGTCCGTTACCGGAAAAGCGTCCCGTAATTTTAGAGGCGCAGGATGTGTTGATAACCTACAGAGGAAAACTACCGGGAATAATTACGGGTTCTCTGAAGACTCCACCGCTGGCCTGAAGACTTAACATATCCAGGGATTTGAAATCGATAAACCCTGATAAATATCCATGAACGCAAAAATCAGATACGGCCTGTCGGCTGCCGTTCTGGCGCTGATTGGTGCAGGGGCGTCTGCGCCTGAAATCCTCGACCAGTTTCTGGATGAAAAGGAAGGTAACCACACCACAGCATACCGTGATGGTGCGGGTATCTGGACCATCTGCCGTGGAGCCACCCGGGGGGATGGTAAGCCTGTTATTCCTGGCATGAAGCTGTCGAAGGAAAAATGCGACCGGGTTAACGCCATTGAGCGTGATAAGGCGCTGGCATGGGTGGAGAAAAACATCAGAGTGCCGCTGACCGAACCCCAGAAAGCGGGGATCGCGTCATTCTGTCCGTACAACATTGGCCCCGGTAAGTGTTTCCCGTCGACGTTTTACAGACGGATTAATGCAGGAGATCGAAAAGGTGCCTGCGAAGCGATTCGCTGGTGGATTAAGGACGGTGGCAGGGACTGCCGTATTCGCTCAAATAACTGTTACGGTCAGGTATCCCGTCGTGACCAGGAGAGCGCGCTGGCGTGCTGGGGAATCGACAGATAAGCAGAATATTTTGCTGAAAAATGAGGTTTGCTTACATGGACGGATAACACGAAATCCTGCAAATTGGCAAAATGTAAGTGAATAAAGTCAAAACAGTTGTTTAACACTCAGGCACCGTAATGATGCCTTTGTCATTTCTGCGCATCTCACGCGCATCTCACAACACAGAACCTTTCAGGATGACCCTTGAGGATACCGGTTTGGCTGTCGGTGCCTTTCTGTGGGCTGGATTCCTGTGAGACAAGGTTCATCACTAAAAGGAAATAACCGATGAATATGATGGCCGTGCCGTTTCACGGCAACTCTCTTTATGTAGTTAACCATAATGGCGAACCATACGTTCCCATGAAACCTGTCGTTGCGGGGATGGGGCTGGCCTGGCAATCACAGTTGGCTAAGTTAAGACAGCGTTTTGCGTCAACTATAACGGAAATCGTTATGGTTGCTGAGGATGGGAAACAACGCAATATGGTGTCCATGCCACTTCGAAAACTTGCCGGCTGGCTACAAACCATTAATCCCAACAAAGTAAAACCCGAAATCCGCGATAAGGTCATCCGGTATCAGGAAGAGTGCGACGATGTTCTTTACGAGTACTGGACGAAGGGTTTTGTCGTTAATCCCCGTAAAATGAGCGTGATGGAAGAACTCAACCAGGCTTGTGCTGACATGAAACGGGATAAAAACATTGCCAGTGTGTTTGCTACCGGGCTGAATGAGTGGAAACAGGTTAAAGCCGCGCATGTATCAAAAATCCGTACGCTGGTAAATGAAGCGAATATGCTGATTGATTTTGTCCTGGCTGATACAGGCAAAGGGAAAATAACAAAGGCGGATTGATGGGGTGGCTAATGATATCAGATAAACTCATAACGCTGGTGAAGAGCCTCTGTGTACTTGTCGGCATTTCATTTTTAGTCATGCTGGTTGCCATTTTCTTTTCCACCGCCTGGCGAGTCCTGACGTTATCGGGACTGGTGGGGTGAAAGAGAGATGAACCGTGTTCTGTGTGTGGTGATTATTGTCCTGGCGGTTGGCTATGGTGCGCTGTGGCTGGCAACAAACCATTACCGTGACAACGCGCTCACCTACAAAGCGCAGCGCGATAAAAAAGCCAGAGAGCTGGAACAGGCGAATGCCACCATTACTGACATGCAGGTGCGCCAGCGTGATGTTGCTGCGCTCGATGCAAAATACTCGAGGGAGTTAGCCGATGCGAGAGCTGAAAATGAAACTCTGCGTGCTGATGTTGCCGCTGGTCGTAAGCGCCTGCGCATCAACGCCAACTGTCCAGGCTCCTTGCGTAAAGCCCCCATCACCTCCGGCGTGGATAATGCAACCGGTCCCCGACTGGCAGAAGCCGCTGAACGGGATTATTTCATCCTCAGAGAACGGCTGATGGCAATGCAGAAGCAACTGGAAGGAGCACAGGAATATATCCGTACCCAGTGTATACCGTGATGTTTTGTTACGAAGGTGTTACTGGTAACGTTAAGGTAATTTAACAAAGAGTCAGTTCCGGACTTTATAGTGTGCTCAGTTCATGGCCAAAAACGATTTCTGTGATAAATATTTTGAATATTATTTACAGGTAAATGGAGTGGGGCACATGGATAGAAATATTACAATAGAGTATGAAGTATATGCCCGTATTGTATGGGCAGAGAAGGCAAAAACATGGTAATTCCGTGTGTTGCCATGATACCTGATTGGCAGAATTGTTGTTTGGTTTTGAGTATATAGTCAGCGTCTTTTGTTCGGTAATTGCTCTTTCAATTAAAATGCCAGATATGATTTGCTTTTCTTTGTTGTTTAGTTTTTTTGTATATTATTTTTATTGTTTTTATATAATTAGTTTTTTATTGTTGTCTTATTAAGGACGGTAAATTCAGGATGGCAGTCTGTAGATAAACGGAGGTTACTTATGCTACATGATCACCTGGCAGAATGTCTGGAGAAAAAAGGACTGTACCGGAGAGCAGCTGAACGATGGGCAAAAGTGATGGTACAGCTAAGTGATGACCAGAAAAGAAAAGTGGCGGCACAGAAACGAGCAGAGTGTTTGCGTAAGGCGCGCCGGACTCCGGTTTCACCGGTGAACCTGACCGAAATAAAACAAGCGGTCAACAGACTACATTCTGAGTTGGGAATGGGATTTGAAGAGCGGCGGGTATTCCGACGATATAAAGGGACAGGAGAACAGAATACGTCCGGAAACGCGCGGTCAAAAAAATGCTAAAAAATATCTGAGAGCGTTATTGCCTGTTACCATAAGAAAAAGCGACTTTAGTGGTCGCTTTTTGTGTCATATATAAGTCGTTTAAGTAAACCTGTCTGAACAGGTTCTCTGGTCGTGTTTGTCTTTGTTGGGTACAAATTGAGAATATTTTTCATTAATTAATCTTCTTCTGCAGGCTTCAATAACCCACGCTGAAAAATTTCCTGAACCTTTCAGATCAAGAGCGATGTTAATTTGTTCAATCATCTGGTTTGGAAATCGGATGTTGCGGGTTGTTGTTCTGCGGGTTCTGTTCTTTGATGACATAATGTTGCCCCATATTCAGTGTTGCTGATTTGTATTATCTGAAGTTGCTTTTACGTTAATTTGATGCAGATCAATTAATACGATACCTGCGTCATAATTGATTATTTGACGTGGTTTGATGGCGTAGATGCACGTTGTGACATGTAGATGATAATTATTATCATTTTGCGGGTCCTTTCCGGCGATCCGACCGGTTACGGGGCGGCGACCTCGCGGGTTTTCGCTATTTATGAAAATTTTCCGGGGAAAATCATGTCGGTACTTCTCGAACATAACTATTTGTTTTTTCTAATATCGAATCCGTAAAGGTCCGACATGAAAACGCCTGAAAAAGTCATTTTCGGGCACTTTCATGTCGGACCCTGTATTTGTTGTGAGACTGTTTCATGAAGGTTAATAAAAAGAAACTTGCCGAAATTTTCAACGTGGATCCGCGAACGATTGAACGCTGGCAGTCTCAGGGGCTCCCTTGCGTCTCCGGAGGTGGTAAGGGCGTTGAATCTGTATTTGATACCGCCACGGCAATTCAGTGGTATGCGCAGAGGGAAGCTGATATCGAAAATGAAAAACTCCGTAAAGAGGTTGAGGATTACAGGGCTGCCAGCGAGGCAGATCTCCAGCCTGGGACTATTGAGTACGAACGCCATCGACTTACGCGTGCGCAGGCTGACGCCCAGGAGCTGAAGAATGCCAGAGACTCCGCAGAAGTGGTGGAAACCGCATTCTGTACTTTCGTGCTGTCACGGATCGCAGGTGAAATTGCCAGTATTCTTGACGGGATCCCTCTCTCAGTACAGCGGCGTTTTCCGGAACTGGAAAACCGACATGTTGATTTCCTGAAACGGGATATTATCAAAGCCATGAACAAAGCAGCCGCGCTGGATGAACTGATACCGGGGTTGCTGAGTGAATATATCGAACAGTCAGATTGATATTCTGCGGCGTGATGTACGCGCCGGGCTGCGAGCCCTGTTCAGGCCGGAGCCACAGACTGCCGTTGAATGGGCGGATGCCAGTTACTATCTCCCGAAAGAATCCGCATACCAGGAAGGGCGCTGGGAAACACTACCCTTTCAGCGGGCTATCATGAATGCGATGGGCAGCGACTACATCCGCGAGGTGAATGTGGTGAAGTCTGCCCGTGTTGGTTATTCAAAAATGCTGCTGGGTGTTTATGCCTACTTCATAGAGCATAAGCAGCGTAACCCCCTTATCTGGTTGCCGACGGATGGTGATGCCGAGAACTTTATGAAAACCCACGTCGAGCCTACCATCCGCGATATTCCGTCGCTGCTGTCTCTGGCCCCGTGGTATGGCAAAAAGCACCGGGATAACACGCTCACTATGAAGCGTTTCACCAATGGTCGTGGCTTCTGGTGCCTGGGCGGTAAAGCGGCAAAAAACTACCGTGAAAAGTCGGTTGATGTGGCGGGTTATGATGAACTTGCTGCCTTTGATGAGGATATTGAACAGGAAGGCTCTCCGACGTTCCTGGGTGACAAGCGTATTGAAGGCTCGGTCTGGCCAAAGTCCATCCGTGGCTCCACGCCCAAAGTGAGAGGCACCTGCCAGATTGAGCGTGCAGCCAGTGAATCCCCGCATTTTATGCGTTTTCATGTTGCCTGCCCGCACTGCGGGGAGGAGCAGTATCTTAAATTTGGCGACAAAGAGACGCCGTTTGGCCTCAAATGGACGCCGGATGACCCCTCCAGCGTGTTTTATCTCTGCGAGCATAATGCCTGCGTCATCCGCCAGCAGGAGCTGGACTTTACTGATGCCCGTTATATCTGCGAAAAGACCGGGATCTGGACCCGTGATGGCATTCTCTGGTTTTCGTCATCCGGTGAAGAGATTGAACCGCCTGACAGTGTGACCTTTCACATCTGGACGGCGTACAGCCCGTTCACCACCTGGGTGCAGATTGTCAAAGACTGGATGAAGACGAAAGGGGATACGGGAAAACGTAAAACCTTCGTGAACACCACGCTCGGTGAGACGTGGGAAGCGAAAATCGGCGAACGTCCGGATGCTGAAGTGATGGCAGAGCGGAAAGAGTATTATTCAGCGCCCGTTCCTGATCGTGTGGCTTACCTGACCGCCGGTATCGACTCCCAGCTGGACCGCTACGAAATGCGCGTATGGGGATGGGGGCCGGGTGAGGAAAGCTGGCTGATTGACCGGCAGATTATTATGGGCCGCCACGACGATGAACAGACGCTGCTGCGTGTGGATGAGGCCATCAATAAAACCTATACCCGCCGGAATGGTGCAGAAATGTCGGTATCCCGTATCTGCTGGGATACTGGCGGGATTGACCCGACCATTGTGTATGAACGCTCGAAAAAACATGGGCTGTTCCGGGTGATCCCCATTAAAGGGGCATCCGTCTACGGAAAGCCGGTGGCCAGCATGCCACGTAAGCGAAACAAAAACGGGGTTTACCTTACCGAAATCGGTACGGATACCGCGAAAGAGCAGATTTATAACCGCTTCACACTGACGCCGGAAGGGGATGAACCGCTTCCCGGTGCCGTTCACTTCCCGAATAACCCGGATATTTTTGATCTTACCGAAGCGCAGCAACTGACTGCTGAAGAGCAGGTCGAAAAATGGGTGGATGGCAGGAAAAAAATACTGTGGGACAGCAAAAAGCGACGCAATGAGGCGCTCGACTGCTTCGTTTATGCGCTGGCGGCGCTGCGCATCAGTATTTCCCGCTGGCAGCTGGATCTCAGTGCACTGCTGGCGAGCCTGCAGGAAGAGGATGGTGCAGCAACCAACAAGAAAACACTGGCAGAATACGCCCGTGCCTTATCCGGAGAGGATGAATGACGCGACAGGAAGAACTTGCCGCTGCCCGTGCGGCACTGCATGACCTGATGACAGGAAAACGGGTGGCAACGGTACAGAAAGACGGACGGCGAGTGGAGTTTACGACCACTTCCGTGTCTGACCTGAAAAAATACATTGCTGAGCTGGAAGTGCAGACCGGCATGACACAGCGACGCAGGGGACCAGCAGGATTTTATGTATGAAAATGTCCACCATTCCCACCCTTCTGGGGCCGGACGGCATGACATCGCTGCGTGAATATGCCGGTTATCACGGCGGTGGCAGCGGATTTGGTGGGCAGTTGCGGGCGTGGAACCCACCGGGTGAAAGTGTGGATGCAGCCCTGCTGCCCAACTTTACCCGTGGCAATGCCCGCGCAGACGATCTGGTACGCAATAACGGCTATGCCGCCAACGCCATCCAGTTGCATCAGGATCATATCGTCGGGTCTTTTTTCCGGCTCAGTCATCGCCCAAGCTGGCGCTATCTGGGCATCGGGGAGGAAGAAGCCCGTGCCTTTTCCCGCGAGGTTGAAGCGGCATGGAAAGAGTTTGCCGAAGATGACTGTTGCTGCATTGACGTTGAGCGAAAACGCACGTTTACCATGATGATTCGGGAAGGTGTGGCCATGCACGCCTTTAACGGTGAACTGTTCGTTCAGGCCACCTGGGATACCCGTCCCTCGCGACTGTTCCGGACACAGTTCCGGATGGTCAGCCCGAAGCGCATCAGCAACCCGAACAATACCAGCGACAGCCGGAACTGCCGTGCCGGTGTGCAGATTAATGACAGCGGTGCGGCGCTGGGATATTACGTCAGCGAGGACGGGTATCCTGGCTGGATGCCGCAGAAATGGACATGGATACCCCGCGAGTTACCCGGCGGTCGTGCTTCGTTCATTCACGTCTTTGAACCCGTGGAGGACGGGCAGACCCGCGGTGCAAATGTGTTTTACAGCGTGATGGAGCAGATGAAGATGCTCGACACGCTGCAGAACACGCAGCTGCAGAGCGCCATTGTGAAGGCGATGTATGCCGCCACCATTGAGAGTGAGCTGGATACGCAGTCAGCGATGGATTTTATTCTGGGCGCGAACAGTCAGGAGCAGCGGGAAAGGCTGACCGGCTGGATTGGTGAAATTGCCGCGTATTACGCCGCAGCACCGGTCCGTCTGGGAGGCGCAAAAGTGCCGCACCTGATGCCGGGGGACTCACTGAACCTGCAGACGGCTCAGGACACGGATAACGGCTACTCCGTGTTTGAGCAGTCACTGCTGCGGTATATCGCTGCCGGGCTGGGTGTCTCGTATGAGCAGCTTTCCCGGAATTACGCCCAGATGAGCTACTCCACGGCACGGGCCAGTGCGAACGAGTCGTGGGCGTACTTTATGGGGCGGCGAAAATTCGTCGCATCCCGTCAGGCGAGCCAGATGTTTCTGTGCTGGCTGGAAGAGGCCATCGTTCGCCGCGTGGTGACGTTACCTTCAAAAGCGCGCTTCAGCTTTCAGGAAGCCCGCAGTGCCTGGGGGAACTGCGACTGGATAGGCTCCGGTCGTATGGCCATCGATGGTCTGAAAGAAGTTCAGGAAGCGGTGATGCTGATAGAAGCCGGACTGAGCACCTACGAGAAAGAGTGCGCGAAACGCGGTGACGACTATCAGGAAATTTTTGCCCAGCAGGTCCGTGAAACGATGGAGCGCCGCGCAGCTGGTCTTAAACCGCCCGCCTGGGCGGCTGCGGCATTTGAATCCGGGCTGCGACAATCAACAGAGGAGGAGAAGAGTGACAGCAGAGCTGCGTAATCTCCCGCATATTGCCAGCATGGCTTTTAATGAGCCGCTGATGCTTGAACCCGCCTATGCGCGGGTTTTCTTTTGTGCGCTTGCAGGCCAGCTTGGGATCAGCCGCCTGACGGATGCAGTATCCGGCGACAGCCTGACTGCCGGAGAGGCACCCGCGGCGCTGGCGTTATCCGGTGATGATGACGGACCACGACAGGCCCGGAGTTATCAGGTCATGAACGGCATCGCCGTGCTGCCGGTGTCCGGTACGCTGGTCAGCCGGACGCGGGCGCTGCAGCCGTATTCGGGAATGACCGGTTACAACGGCATTATCGCCCGTCTGCAACAGGCTGCCAGCGATCCGATGGTGGACGGCATTCTGCTCGATATGGACACACCGGGCGGGATGGTGGCGGGAGCATTTGACTGTGCTGACATCATCGCCCGTGTGCGAGACATAAAACCGGTATGGGCGCTGGCCAACGACATGAACTGCAGTGCAGGTCAGCTGCTTGCCAGCGCCGCCTCCCGGCGTCTGGTCACGCAGACCGCCCGGACAGGCTCCATCGGCGTCATGATGGCTCACAGTAATTACGGTGCTGCCCTGGAGAAACAGGGCGTGGAAATCACGCTGATTTACAGCGGCAGCCATAAGGTGGATGGCAACCCCTACAGCCATCTACCGGGTGATGTCCGGGAAACACTGCAGTCCCGGATGGATGCAACCCGCCGGATGTTTGCGCAGAAGGTGTCGGCATATACCGGCCTGTCCGTGCAGGCTGTGCTGGATACCGAGGCTGCAGTGTACAGCGGTCAGGAGGCCATTGATGCCGGACTGGCTGATGAACTTGTCAACAGCACCGATGCGATCACCGTTATGCGTGATGCACTGGATGCACGTAAATCCCGTCTCTCAGGAGGGCGAATGACCAAAGAGACTCAATCAACAACTGTTTCAGCCACTGCTTCGCAGGCTGACGTTACTGGCGTGGTGCCAGCGACGGAGGGCGAAAACGCCAGCGCGGCGCAGCCGGACGTGAACGCGCAGATCACCGCTGCGGTTGCGGCAGAAAACAGCCGCATTATGGGGATCCTCAACTGTGAGGAGGCTCACGGACGCGAAGAACAGGCCCGCGTGCTGGCAGAAACCCCCGGTATGACCGTGGAAACGGCCCGCCGCATTCTGGCCGCAGCACCACAGAGTGCACAGGCGCGCAGTGATACTGCGCTGGATCGTCTGATGCAGGGGGCACCGGCACCGCTGGCTGCAGGTAACCCGGCATCTGATGCCGTTAACGATTTGCTGAACACACCAGTGTAAGGGATGTTTATGACGAGCAAAGAAACCTTTACCCATTACCAGCCGCTGGGCAACAGTGACCCGGCTCATACCGCAACCGCGCCCGGCGGATTGAGTGCGAAAGCGCCTGCAATGACCCCGCTGATGCTGGACACCTCCAGCCGTAAGCTGGTTGCGTGGGATGGCACCACCGACGGTGCTGCCGTTGGCATTCTTGCGGTTGCTGCTGACCAGACCAGCACCACGCTGACGTTCTACAAGTCCGGCACGTTCCGTTATGAGGATGTGCTCTGGCCGGAGGCTGCCAGCGACGAGACGAAAAAACGGACCGCGTTTGCCGGAACGGCAATCAGCATCGTTTAACCTGACCCTTCATCACTAAAGGCCGCCTGTGCGGCTTTTTTTACGGGATTTTTTTATGTCGATGTACACAACCGCCCAACTGCTGGCGGCAAATGAGCAGAAATTTAAGTTTGATCCGCTGTTTCTGCGTCTCTTTTTCCGTGAGAGCTATCCCTTCACCACGGAGAAAGTCTATCTCTCACAAATTCCGGGACTGGTAAACATGGCGCTGTACGTTTCGCCGATTGTTTCTGGTGAGGTTATCCGTTCCCGTGGCGGCTCCACCTCTGAATTTACGCCGGGATATGTCAAGCCGAAGCATGAAGTGAATCCGCAGATGACCCTGCGTCGCCTGCCGGATGAAGATCCGCAGAATCTGGCGGACCCGGCTTACCGCCGCCGTCGCATCATCATGCAGAACATGCGTGACGAAGAGCTGGCCATTGCTCAGGTCGAAGAGATGCAGGCAGTTTCTGCCGTGCTCAAGGGCAAATACACCATGACCGGTGAAGCCTTCGATCCGGTTGAGGTGGATATGGGCCGCAGTGCGGCGAACAACATCACGCAGTCCGGCGGCACGGAGTGGAGCAAGCGTGACAAGTCCACGTATGACCCGACCGACGATATCGAAGCCTACGCGCTGAACGCCAGCGGCGTGGTGAATATCATCGTGTTTGACCCGAAAGGCTGGGCGCTGTTCCGTTCCTTCAAAGCCGTCAGGGAGAAGCTGGATACCCGTCGCGGCTCTCATTCCGAACTGGAGACAGCGGTAAAAGACCTGGGCAAAGCGGTGTCTTATAAGGGAATGTATGGCGATGTGGCCATCGTCGTGTATTCCGGACAGTACGTGGAAAACGGCGTCAAAAAGAACTTCCTGCCGGACAACACGATGGTGCTGGGGAACACTCAGGCACGCGGTCTGCGTACCTATGGCTGCATTCAGGATGCGGACGCACAGCGCGAAGGCATTAACGCCTCTGCCCGTTACCCGAAAAACTGGGTGACCACCGGCGATCCGGCGCGTGAGTTCACCATGATTCAGTCAGCACCGCTGATGCTGCTGGCTGACCCTGATGAGTTCGTGTCCGTACAACTGGCGTAATCATGGCCCTTCGGGGCCATTGTTTTTCTGTGGAGGAGTCCATGACGAAAGATGAACTGATTGCCCGTCTCCGCTCGCTGGGTGAACAACTGAACCGTGATGTCAGCCTGACGGGGACGAAAGAAGAACTGGCGCTCCGTGTGGCAGAGCTGGAAGAGGAGCTTGATGACACGGATGAAACTGCCGGTCAGGACACCCCTCTCAGCCGGGAAAATGTGCTGACCGGACATGAAAATGAGGTGGGATCAGCGCAGCCGGATACCGTGATTCTGGATACGTCTGAACTGGTCACGGTCGTGGCACTGGTGAAGCTGCATACTGATGCACTTCACGTCACGCGGGATGAACCTGTGGCATTTGTGCTGCCGGGAACGGCGTTTCGTGTCTCTGCCGGTGTGGCAGCCGAAATGACAGAGCGCGGCCTGGCCAGAATGCAATAACGGGAGGCGCTGTGGCTGATTTCGATAACCTGTTCGATGCTGCCATTGCCCGCGCCGATGAAACGATACGCGGGTACATGGGAACGTCAGCCACCATGACATCCGGTGAGCGGTCCGGCGCAGTAATACGTGGTGTTTTTGATGACCCTGAAAATATCAGCTATGCCGGACAGGGCGTGCGCGTTGAAGGCTCCAGCCCGTCCCTGTTTGTCCGGACTGATGATGTGCGGCAACTGCGGCGTGGTGACACGCTGACCATTAACGGCGAGATGTTCTGGGTGGACCGTGTTTCTCCGGATGACGGAGGGAGTTGTTATCTCTGGCTCAACCGTGGGCAACCACCGGCAGTTAACCGGCGACGATAAACGCAGGGTGAATTATGGCGATAAAAGGGCTTGATCAGGCGATTGAAAATCTGAGCCGGGTTCGTAAAAACGCCATTCCGGCGGCTTCAGCAATGGCCATTAACCGCGTGGCCACAACGGCGATTAATCAGTCTTCATCACAGGTTGCCCGGGAGACAAAGGTACGCCGGAAACTGGTAAAGGAACGGTCCAGACTGAAACGGGCCACGGTCAGAAATCCGAATGCCAGAATTATCGTTAAACGCGGTGATCTCCCTGTGATTAAGCTGGGGATCAGGATGCTGGGCCGTCGTCCGGACAGCATACTTAAAGCTGGTCAGCATCGGTATCAGCGGGCATTTATCCAGCGATTAAAAAATGGTCGCTGGCATGTCATGCAGCGTGTGGCCGGGAAAAACCGTTACCCCATTGATGTGGTGAAAATCCCGATGGCGGCCCCACTGAAACAGGCGTTTGATGAGAATATTGACCGTATCCGGCGTGAACGTCTGCCCGGAGAACTGGCATACGCGCTGAAACAACAACTTAGGATTGCGATAAAACGATGAAACATACTGATATCCGTGCGGCAGTGCTGGATGCACTGGAGCTGCATGAACACGGGGCGACGCTGTTTGATGGTCGCCCCGTTGTTTTTGACGAAGAGGATTTTCCGGCCGTCGCGGTTTATCTGACGGATGCAGAGTATACCGGTGAAGAGCTGGATGCAGATACCTGGCGGGCCACACTGCATATTGAGGTGTTTTTACCGGCACAGGTACCGGATTCGGAGCTTGATCAGTGGATGGAAAGCCGGATTTATCCGGCGGTGACTGCGATCCCGGCACTGGCAGACCTGATTACGACGATGGTTACGCAGGGCTATGAGTATCGTCGTGATGACGATATGGCGTTATGGAGTTCTGCGGATCTGACTTATTCCATTACATACGAGATGTGAGGACGATATGGCAACACCAAATCCCCTTGAGCCGGTAAAAGGTGCCGGTACCACTCTGTGGGTTTACAACGGCAAGGGTGATGCTTATGCAAACCCGTTGTCAGACGATGACTGGCAGCGACTGGCTAAGGTGAAGGATCTGACGCCGGGCGAGATGACGGCAGAACCCTACGATGATAACTACCTGGATGATGAAGACGCGGACTGGACCGCGACCGGGCAGGGGCAGAAGTCTGCAGGAGATACCAGTTTTACGCTGGCCTGGAAACCGGGAGAAGAAGGTCAGAAAGGGCTTATAGGCTGGTTTGAAAGCGGGGATGTGCGGGCCTATAAAATCCGTTTCCCAAATGGCACGGTGGATGTGTTCCGTGGCTGGGTCAGCAGTATCGGTAAGGCCGTGACGGCGAAAGAAGTGATCACCCGCACGGTGAAAGTCACTAACGTGGGCAAACCTTCCGTGGCGGAAGAACGCAGCGAAATTACGCCGGCCACTGCAATTAAGGTGACACCGACATCCGGTACGGTGGCAAAAGGGAAAACAACCACCCTGACGGTTTCTTTTGAGCCGGAAAGTGCAACCGACAAGACGTTCAGAGCGGTTTCCGCCGATCCGTCGAAAGCCACCATTAGTGTGAAAGATATGACAATTACG